TAGAAGAACTTTCTCCTAATTTATCTATGTATGCTAATTTGTATTGTTGTGGACAGTTGTGCCACATGCTATATTGTGAAAATGATACTCTTGCCATAATAACTGTAATATAAGACAAATAATTGGATTTACCAAATTATATGAGTTTTATATTCTTTTTTTCAACTATCAAATCGTTTACAAAAGATAATTTTTCAGGTAATTCCAAATCATTAAATAATAGTGTATGTGCCACATTTCCTCTTAAATATTTTTTAGCATTTATTTTATCCCAATCTGTAACTTTGGAATTTTTTAAATATTCTAAATATTTTAAAATGGCAGATTTTAGTTTATCGGAAACTATTGTATTTAATTTTTCTTCAAATAATTTTATAGTATTATCTTTAGCTTCATCAAAATTTATAGTATTATACCAAAATGGATATTGTATATAATGAAAATTAATTAAATCATCATCTTCACCCAATTCTTCTAAAAATTCAAAAAAATTAAAAGAATTTAAAACCGAACAAGTGTATTGAAAATCATATGATACATTTTTATAATGGTCAATTGCCCATTTCATAATTAAAAAATTCTTTTTAAATATTTTAGTATCAAATCCGGTTCTAACAAATTCACCGACTTCACCAAGTCCATCTATTGAGATAGAAAAATGAACACTTCTGAAATCTTTTAGGTATTCAAATATAGTTTTTCCTTTATATTTTAAAATACTAAAGTTAGTATTATACATTATTGAAATGTGTTTTTTTTCTTTTATGGATTCCAATAATTCAAAATGTTCTTCCAAAACAAATGGTTCCCCACCTGCAAAATATAATATTTCTATATTTTTCATTGAATCTTCATTCAATTTAAAATTAACTTTATTTACTCCACTCAATTTTTCTTTACCAAAATATAAAACATTTTCGTTTATTTTGTAAAAGTCTTCTTTTTCTTCTTGCCATTTAGTTGAAAATCCATCATTACACGTTCTACATTTAAAATTACAAATATTAGATGGTCTCAAATCCAACGAAATAAAATTTGGTTCAATTTCACCTTTAAAATTCTTTTTATTAAAATATTTTTTTTCTAAACCTGCAATTTTTTTAATATGATGTTCGTTCCATCGTAATCTTGATGAATTTATATCTTGTTTTTCTAAATCATAACACGCCGTACAATATGAATTTTCAACACCATTTAACATATCCAACCTCAACTTTTTATATTCATCCGAATTGAATGCCGTATTAATATCGGTTGAATTTAAATCTATATCGGTAAATGTTTTTTGAGAATCGCAACATGCCTTTGCAGTTCCATCCATATAGCCATTAAAATGTATGAATGGTAATATACAAAATGTTTTATTTTCTATCATTATATTTTAAGCTTCAGTTTTGTAATTTGTTTTTTATCTATACCATATTTTTCACAAACATACTTAAGATATTCTCTACCTTCTCTTGTGGAATATAGTACCTCTAAATAGTCAATTGCCTGATTTTCCGAACAATCGTATTCTTTCTTTAAAAGGTCTATAATAAATTGTTCGTATTTATCTTCGGATTTTCCTTTAATATATTTCAAAAAGTATTTACCTTTTGGAATGACATTAATATACAAACCATACATTTCTTTTGGAGAAAGAGTTTGAGTTAGGGGTAAAATAGACGCAATCAATTCAACCCATTCAGGTTTCATTGATAAAAATCTATTAATCATAAAATTACTCCAAGTTTTCAAATCCTCATCCGTAAGTTTATCAAAATACTTTGGGTCTTGAATGGTAGTTATTGCATTAATATGGTCAAATAACTTTTGAGCCATTATTCTATGATTTTTGTTTCTTGTAATTCTTGTGGTAATAATTCATTTAATGCTTTACCACATGATGCACATACATATAATTCAATTGGCATAACCGAATCCTTTGGTGCACCTGTTAATAATCTAGATATTTTTTTGAATCTATATGCTGGTAGGAAAATCTTTCCACCACAATCACAATCCATATCTCTTGCGTCATTTAAATTAAAATTCGGGGGTAATTGTTGTTGTTCCATTATTTTATTATGTTTAATATTTGTATAATTGTAGACATAAATACGATTTCTTTATCTACTACTAATGCATCTTTTGAAAGACCATCTGCAATAGTTAAAATCACATTTGCTACATTTCCTGTTGCGTATTCATCCACTTTGTCGTATAACATTGTATACATTTCTGAATAGTCGTTTAATTTGTTGTCTGCTACTGCTTGTCTAATTTTCATAAACATATTTCTCTTGTCATCGGATTCCTTTAACAATTCAATAAGTTTAGTTGCAAAATTTGCTTCAACCATTACTCTATGGTCTACTTTTAATTCTCCCTTTGCTGATTGTAATTGACAAGTGTTAAGTATCCTTCTAATATCTGGATAATATGAATTAATCACATCAGCCATATTCTTTGGTTCATACTTAATCTTTTCAGCGTCTAATATCTTTGCTACCTGAACTGCTACATCCTTTTTAGTTGGAGGTGTAATTGCGAAAGATTGACATCTACTTTGGATAGGGTCAATGATTTTCTCAATGTAGTTACAGGTTAAGATGAAACGACAATGTTTACTGAATGTTTCCATTAAGTTTCTCAAAATCGCTTGTGCTCCTGGTGTCATATAATCAAACTCATCTAATATGATTACTTTGAAACCTGCAAATCCAACCGATGATGCGAAGTTCTTTACTTTTGTTCTTACCGTATCAACATTGTTCTCATCCGATGCGTTGATAATCATAAAGTCACATTTGATTGTGTTTACGATTAGTTTAGCAAGTGTGGTCTTACCCGTACCCGCTTTTCCGTATAACAACAAATGTGGAATATCGTTTGCATCTAAATATTGCTGAATTGTTTCTTTGATGGTTTCATTACCAACATAGTCAGCAAGAGTTTGTGGACGGTATTTCTCCACCCACAAACTATGTTCTCTTTTGTTTATATCGTTTGCGAAAAAACTCATATTATTTTCCAGTTGAACCGAATCCGCCTTCGCCTCTTTCGGTGTTATTTAATTCTTCTACTTCTTCAAATTCAATTTCAGGATGTGGAATAATCATAATTTGCATAATCCTATCACCAACACCATATAAAAAACTACCACTTTGAGATGATAATGACCTTTGATTAAATGTTGCCTGTATTTCACCTCTATATCCACTATCAATTACACCTACCGAATTACTCAATGATAAATCAGTTTTACGAATAGATGAACGAGGAAATATCAATCCTACAAATCCTTTAGGAATTTCCATGGCCAATCCTGTTCCGTATGTGATTTGTGTACCATCAAACTTCATTGATGTTGCAACCAAATCCATACCGGCATCACCCACTTTTGCGTAAGATGGGATTACTGCTTCTGGACTAAGCTTCTTTATTTTTACTTGCATTTTGTTTTTGTCTTTGTTGTTTTGTTTCTTCACTAATTTCTCTTGGGAAAATTTTAAATATCATTCCATTTTGTTGAAAATTTAATCCTTCACCCTCAGTTGGTTGTAATTGTAAAACCAATGGTGCTGGTTCTTCACCTTCGTTTGACCATGCAAACACTATTGGTTCATTATTGAAAAATTGAAAACACCATTCAGCATCTGCAATTGGTTGTGCTTCTGCTACCTCAATACTACCCGCATCTTGCTGCTGTAATTCCTCTTGTGGAAATAATTCTAATTGTTCTGCCATTTTATTAATTTGAGATTTCTACTAAATAATACTTACAAACGAAGTCATCAATTTGAAATTGAACATTTGCTAAACCATCGGTTGATACTTTTAATTTTGCAGATGTTGCTTCTTTGTTTGCAGTAAGAATTTCTTTTAAATATTTTGCTGAGAATGAAATTGGTTTAACCTCACCATCAAATGATTTTGTTGCGGTAAATGTTACTCTATTTGTAGAGATTGATGAATAACCAATTGCCATCTTCAAATCACCACCTTCGGTAAATACTGTAAATGTATCTACATCACTCAATGCACCCTTTGCTTTGATAAATTTGTCAATCATAGTTGATGCCATTTCAATATCAATATTAAAATCAGGTAATTGCTTTAAATCTGGTACAGGTGGAATAACTCCTAAGTCTGCTAATTGATACGATGTTTCGGTATCGTCAGATGATAACTTTAATGATACCGCTTTATCACCTGCTTTATCTACTTTTAATGTGATGTCGTTATCCAATACACCAATCATATTTTTCAATAATGATGTTGTGTAAATACCTACACTAAATGGGTTAGATGTGAATGCGTTGAAATCAACCTCACCCAATAATGTTTTGTCATCCGAAATAAATCTAACTGATAACTTTGTTCCTTCTGCGTTCCACGCTACTGATTCAATAAGTCCACCTAGTGAATACTTTTGAATGAATTTTAATAAATTGTTTTTGTTCATGTTTTATGTTTGTTTTACTAATATACAACTAATTTTTGATAATGCCAATTTTTTCTAAATGTTTATATAATTTTTTTGCATAGATTTGATTTTCAGATTTATTAGCATGTTCATGTAAATCACTATATTTTTTATAATCACCATCAAATCTATTTTCATCGGTATAATCCGTTCCTATAAATGTCCCATTCCAAACAAATGGTATATTTTTTGATTTTAAATAGTAAGTTATTAATAAATGATTTTTGTACCAATTAATATAATCATCTTCTTCATTTGACAAATTTTTCAACATTTCAAATTCCTTAATTCCGGTTGGGTGCTCTTTATAATATCCCCACGGATTTATTGCAAATGGTTCTATACCACCTTCGTTTGTATAGTATTCTCTGCGTGATGGATATGTATACATTACAATAACCAAATTGGGATTTACTTTCTCTACAAACGTTAATATAGTTCTAGAAATATAATCATTACTTCTTCCACTATATCCAAAATTTAAATCTACACCATTTGGTATCAAATTAGATAAAAAATGTGGCCACGTCTCATCATCATTTACTCCAATACCTTCGGTGTGAGAACATCCTACACTCATTATTTTAAATCCGTCTTTTAAAAAAGAATTACCCCTGAAGCCAAGTTCATTGTATGTGTAAGTATTTTTACTACTATTATCGGAACCCGAACCTTGAAATCTTCTTCCTACTCTTTCTTTTAGTTTCCATCTAAAAGATGTTACATCAAAATTTAAAGGTTTCCAAAACTTTAATCCTTTCATAATTAAAATGCAAAAAACTTTTTTGCTGTTTTTGTGTCTGCGGTAACTTTATCCCACTTTAATGCGTTATAAAAGTCATCTAATTTGTTTTCTAATTCTGCTTCAAATATTTTGTTTCTATCTACATAGGTTTCCACAAAATCCATAATTTCCTTTGGGTCATTATAATCTTTGAATGCAACTGTTTCTAACCCTAATGGGTTGTCTTTAAGATATACCCACTTTACTTTATCACCATCTCTAATAGGTTCATGTTTATATGGACAATTGAAGAATTTTAATAATCTATTGTATGTTATTCCGGCTTTA